TTGAACTCTACGAGCAGCGCGTCTGGATTGTTTACCAAGATCTGTTGATCTTTTCTGCGCCGTCTAGTCCGGTAGATTTCAGTTCTGCTAGCGGCGCTGGAACAGTTGAGTCTACGTCCTCAAGCCTACGCTTTTCGTATACGCAGTTGGTCGCGCAGGCAGGCTTTCTATATCTGATTGCAGATAGCTCGGTTTCGTATATTTCAGGTGTGCAGACTGGCGGATCGCCGCTTGTCACAACGTTTGGCCTGACAGCAATTGACACTGAGTTTGGAACTGTCTGGCGTGACTCTGTGCAGGCATTTTCTCGCGGCGTTGTCTTTGCCACCTATACTGGCGTTTACGTGATCTACGGCGGCACTGTCGAAAAGATTTCTTCGACTATCGACGATATGTTCCAAACTGATAATCTACTATTTGCCTCTTCGTTTGGTCCCTCGTCCGCAATTGTTGAGCTGTATGGTCGGCGTTATTACGCGCTGCTGCTACCGATTATTGACGATCCAACAAACAAGCTTGCAAAGCGCATTCTGCTTTGGAATCGCGCAAGCTGGAGCACGGCTACGCAAGAGTATGATTTCAACAAAATTAACTGGATCTTGAACTCTTCGGTTACGGTTGCGACTGCAAGCGACGGCTACCGCGTTTACGTGATGATGAACAATTACAGCGCAAATACTCTTCCGCGAGTTGTGAAGAGCAAGTTCTGGGATACACCTGGATACTTCATCGAGAAATCTGGTTGGCGCATGACCGGGCTTATGGTTGACGAAATTCTTTCCGACGTTTCTGCCACGTCTGAAATTTCAATCGACATTGAGAACGAAGCCAGCGCTTTCACGTATGAGCTTAACTACGTGACTGATCCGAAGTGGGCGACGACTGGCCAACGGCGGTTTGTGATTGCAGTTGAGCAAGCTGGGTATCTGCTAGGCTTTACCCTTCGCACTTCGCAGCCGATTACTATTCAGTCTATCGCATTAGCTGTGCAGCAGTTTAGGATGGCGCTGTGAACCCGCCGAGGCCGATTGATCGGAGGGAAGATCCTCCGAAGCCAAAGAAAGGCAAATCCCATGCTTATCACGCTGTTGGAAGTTCCTAAGACTCAAGAGCTTCTATTTTATTGGGCTGCGCAGCATCAAGATCAGCACCGGCTGATCAGGAACGCCCTGCTTGGGCAGGTAGACGTTCCAGACTATATTTTAGATCCGATTCCTAGAGATACAAAAGTTTGGGCTGAGCAGCACCAAGTGTTGCACTCAAAGATTTGCGCGGCTACCAACATTTCAACGCGAGATCTGAGGTCGGTAGATTTTTCCAATAAAGAACAACTAGAGTCGTGGATCGAGTTTCACTTCGATGAGCACCGTGAAATCGCGGAAGCTTTAGGAATCAACGGATGACGATTGCATCGCCTGTGAAGCTGAAAACGGCCACGCCGATTCCGCTCGTTGCGCCCCGCATGGCGCGTATTGCTGAGATCCAGCAAGTTGCAATTCCGAAGGCGGAAGAAGGCCCTGTGCGCCGCGTGGTCCTGGCTGAGCTTGAAGGCTTGGTCTTGCAGTCGTTTGGTGCGTTTAAGGAGCGCTTTCCGCGCGCAACGGCTGAAGGCTGGTATCATTGGGTTGCACCGTTGCTCTCGGATAATCGGTTTCGCTTCGTGCGGACTGATAACGCCTGGGGAGCTGCTACAGTTGTAAGCACTTTCTTTGAGCCGCTTGCGGTGCATGAGCTTTGGGTTTGCCGCCTGGAAAAGTCCTCGCACGATCCGATTTTGCTCTATCAGGATTTTGAAACCTGGGGCAAAGGCTTGGGCGCGTATGAACTGAAGATCGGTTCTATGCAGGGCGATATTGCGGCTTTTGCGCAGCGGATTGGCGCTGATATTAAGATGACTTCGTACGCGAAGAGGCTCCGCGATGTGTGATCCTAGCACCTGGTCTAGTTTTGGCTCCGCATTTAGTGATATTGGCAGCGCTGTTGGCGGCGCAGCTGAAAGCTTTGGTAGCGCGATTGGAAGTATTCCAGGTGCTGTAAGCGATTTTGGCTCGTCGCTTTACGATATGCTGGGCTCTGGCGCGCAAGACGCAAGCGCAAACGTCGGGGGTTTTTTAGGCGGCGGCGGTCAGGAGTTTGCAGGGGCAGGATCAAATTTTACGCCGGGCATTCCCATACAGTCCGTATCTCCAATTTTTGATCCGTATGATCCTCTTGGTGCGCTGGGCGGTGGCGCAGCAGGTGGCGGGCAGGTGATGCAGGGTGGAACGGCGCCGCTTATGCCAGTGATGCAGTCTCCGCTGGGTCAGGCGTTAGGGCCGCTTCAAGGGCCAGTAGCACCTCCGACTGATCCGAGCCTTTTTAGTCAAGGCTCAGGCTTTTTAAAGGATAACTACAAGTGGATGCTGCCTGCGCTTGGCATCGGATATTCCGCGCTACGCTCTGACCGCGCAACTCCTGGCGAAGGCCAGCTAAACGCCTACGCGCAGCGCATGGGGCAGATGGGCAACCAGCTTACTGATCCGCTCATGACGGGCCAGCTTCCGCCGGGTTATCAGTCTGCGTTTGATCGTATGCAGCAAAGCGCTGAAGCCGCGATCAAGAGCAAATATGCAAAGATGGGCATCAGCGGCTCTTCAATGGAACGCTCGGAACTTGCCGCCGTGCCGCAGCAGCTTGAAACGCAGAAGCTTCAGCTTGCGCAGAGCCTTGCTTCCCAGGGAATGCAGGCTATGGGCTTGGGCAGCGCCGCGTATAATCAGATTGCGCAGAACACTATCGCGCAGGATAAAGAGCTGTCTAATGCTCTTGCTGCCTTTGGCGCTGCTGCAATTCGGGGTTAAGCATGAGCGAAACAACACAAAAGCCTTCTGGCCTTGCCGGTGTTGAGGTTAAGCTTGAAGAACGCATTAGCGGCTTCGATACTCAGCTTGCAGAATACCAAAAGCGTCATAGCGAACTTGAATCTTCGTACTCGAAGATGCAAGATTATACGCGAGAAGTGCAGCAGGCAAAGCCTACGCCGCCGCCAAGCTTGAGCGATTGGGGTGGCCTTGCAGCTGCTGCGGCAATCTTCGCTGCGAGCGCTAGCAGCCGTCGCCCGCTTGTTGCTGGGTTGACCGCAGGTGCTGCAGCGCTTGAAGCGCAGCGAACCAACAACCAAGAAGGTTATGCAGCCGCGCTTGAAGGCTGGTATAAGAATATGAACTTTGCGCTCAAGCAAGAAGAGCTTGCGGGCAAGACGATGGAGGGTATTCTTCGCGCGCAGAATACCACGACGCAGCAGCAGATCGCCGCGCTACGCGCGCTTGGCACAAACGAGAACATGCAGCGGCGCATTGCTACGGGCGACATGCGGGTTATTGCGCAAGGCCTTGAGCAGCAGCAGAAAGCAACGTTGAAGCTTGGGCAGCTGCAAAACACCATGCGAATGCAGGGCAGAACTTTTCTTGAAGGATTAATTAAATCTGGCCAGCTTCCGCAGGAGCAATACGCCGCTGCATACGACAGCTTAGAAGCTGCAATTAACCAGCTAGACATGGGAGATCCGATTCGCACTCCTTATGTTGATTGGTATAAAAGTATTGTTGCTGGTGGTGCTGTTCCGGGGGTTAGGACTAGCGCAGCAACCGCTACAGCAGAAGCGCAGAATGCGCTTGCTCGAAGCATCAACGATTGGTATAGTAGTGCGGACAGTAAAAAGTCTGGTGCAAAGTGGAAGCATCCCAATACAGGCGTAGAGTATACACGAAAGCAAGTTCAGCAGGCAAAAGAAAGTATGCCATCAACGTTGCCGACTGATCTTGCTGATCTTGCACGCGCAATGGGCTCGCGCGCTGTAGCCGCTCCAGCAGCGCCAGTCGCGCAGCAGCTTCCTCGCGCTCAAGCCGAAGGCGGACCTGCCCGGCCGAAGACTCAGGAAGAATACAACGCTCTTCCGAAGGGCGCGACGTTTATTGATCCTGAAGACGGTAAAACTTACAGGAAGCCCTGATGCCTCGATTTGAGGGTTTGCTTGTTGAAAGCCCCGCGGAAAAGCAGCCGCGCTTTGCAGGAGAGCTTTTAAGTGCGCCGAAGCCTCGTTTTGGCGGGGAACCTGTTGCGGCAGAGTCGAAGGGCTTCTTCAGCGACTTCGGGGAAAGCATTAAGAGCCCCTGGAAGCTTTGGACTGAAGAATCGATCCCTGCGCTAATCACGAAGGGCGTGAAGCGCATTGCTGCAGACCCCGCAAAAGCTAAGCAAGAACTGGCAGAGCTTAAAGTTCCAGAATCTGGCGCGATCGTGCAGGGCTCGACAAAGCTGCTGTCGGATCTTGCGGAATTTGCATCTGAACGGCCGGGTGCACTTGCAGCTGAAACTGTAAACGCCCTTGTTGCTGATCCATATTTGCTTTTTGCGCCGAACTTTTTAGCTACGCGACTTGCAGCAACTGGCGCAAAGCTTGGCGCAAAGGCTGGTGCTGAAGCTGCAAAGTATGGCCCGAAGATCGGCTATGCAACAGGCGCTATTGGTGGTGGTGCTGCGACGGGCGCTTTGCAGGAAGGTTCGCGGCAATTTAGCACTGGAGATTATGATTTAGCTGCTATTGGAAATGTTGCAAATGTTGGCGGCGCTTTAGGCGGTGCATCAGAAGGCGCTCGTGCGTTGCTGCGTCGTGCGCGCGGAAAGCCTCCGTTAGCACCAGCTGTTACACAAGAAACGCCTTATGATTCTGCAGCCGCTGCACGCGCACAGCTTAATCTTTTTGAACGCACACCTGGAGCGGCACAAGCACCAACGGCAGAAGCACCACCAGCAGGCACTGCAAGATATTACGCGCGCGGCGGAAAGAGCACAACGCGCGCAACTTTGACTAAAGATCCAAATCTTGTGAAGTCGCCTGAAGCAGCTCGGTTCATTGATCTTACACCGGCAGAAGAAGCGGCGCTTAAGCCCACGTCAAAAGCTGGCGTGCGATACACAACAGATGCAGAGCTTATTCGTAATATTCAACCTGGGCGTGAAATTACGAATACACTATCCCCTGGAATGATCCAGGGGACTTTTGGAGAGGGACTAGAATCATGGCGTACGGCAATTCGAAGAGGGGCCAAGGCCGGAGCACTCGGCGCAGCGGTCGGGGTTGCAATTAGCCTTGGCTTAAACAAAGACTCGCCAGACCATCATCTGGCGTATGGGCTAGGTTTCGCCGGAGCAATAGCAATTCCGCGATTGCTCCGGCGTTCGCTTGGTGGTGATATCGCGCCGCTGCTTAACTCGATGCATGGCGCACAGAACGAAATGGCTTTTAACGTGAAGCGTTGGGCTGATGCTTCACGGCAGCTTGTGCCTGATCCTGTCAGGCGTGAAGCTATTACAGCAGCTGTTGAAAACCCCGCACTTATGCAGGGCTTGTCTGCTGACGAACAACTTGTTGCTAAGTCCATTAAAAAGTTTAACGAGTCAATCGGCGCAACCGCTAAGCGGGAAGGTATTCTCGATAATACTATTGAGAATTACATCGCGCATCTTGTTGAGCATGACAACGGTTGGCGTCCGCGGCCAGATGAATTTAGAAAATACAAGACTTTCGCCGATCTAGAAAAGGCGATTGAAAATACTGGTATGCGCGTCAAGACAAAAGACGCGGTAGAGATTACAAATCTCTATGCAAACTCAATGTTTCAAACGCTGACGCAGCAGCGTGCGGGACAAGCGATCCAAGATTTTAAGCTGCCAAATGGTGGCTCAGTTGTAAAGAAGAATCCTGGCCCGGACTATCGCATGGTGGATTATGGTCCGCTGCGCGGAAACGCTGTGCACTCGGATATGATTCCAGCGTATGAAAACGCTTTTATGCGCACGCCTGCTTTTATGCGCGACGTGACAACGCCGATTGCGATTGCGCTGAAGCGCGCGAGCGTCTTTGGTTCCATGTTCCATGCGATGAGCCTCAAGCAAGGCTTCATGGGAACCATGGGAATCAAGAAGGGGCTTTTCAGCTCAAAGAAGTTTGTTGAGGACGCACGAAAGACTTTTGTTGGTGCTGACCCGAATGCGCAAGAACTTCTGCGCCAAGGCCTGATTCTTTCCCGTGAATACGACATTGATCCCAGCAAGATGAATAGCGCGCTTCAGCGCGGCGCAAGCTGGATTGACTCGAAAGTTCCTGGTGTTGGTGTAAGGTCTAAGGTAGACTCGCTCGCGCATTTTAGTGAAGCGCTGGATCAGTTTACTTTTAGCTGGCTGCAAAACGGCTATAAGATGGCTGCAAGCCTGCACCTGATGGAGCAGGCAATGAACCCGACGAAGCGTGGCTTTCTTGCGAAGCGCATGTTCGGAGATCAGGTGCTGACACGAGAGCAGGCAGCTAAAGCAGCGGCAAGCTTTTCGAACGATAACTTTGGCTCGCTTGATTGGTTCCGCATGGCAAGCGAGACGCAGAGCGCTTTCATGAAGAATCTTGCATACAAGCTGACAAGTTCGCCCGGTCGCGCGCTGATGCAGATTGTTATGTTCGCACCGGACTGGACATTCGCTACGTTCCGCGCAGCGTATAAGAGTATGCCCGGCGCTACAGATACTCCGGGTCTTGCTGCGATGCATAGGCTCTATACGATCAAGTCTGCGATGATCTATATGACCGTTGCAAATGCTGTGAACTACATGTTTACAGGTCATAGTATTTTTGAGAACAAGAATATTATGCGGGCTGAAGTTGGTGGTGGTCGTGAAATGCAGCTCTCGAAGCACTTTGTTGAGCCCTATGAATGGGCGTTGCATACATTCCAAACAGGTTTGAATAAGCTTGGCGGAATGCTAAAAATTCCCGCCGGTATGGTCCTTAACAAGCAATATCTTTCGACGCATGGCGCAGCACCAGATATCGTGCGGCCCTCAATGAACTCTTGGGAAGGCGTCATGGCTTACGCGATGTATCTGCTTCAAGTCGCGCAGCCGATTTCTGCGCAGCAGAGTGGCGGCTTGCTTACGGGCGCTTCAAGCTGGTTCGGCTTCCCTGTTTACGGCAAGGAACTTGCGGAGAAGCAAAAGCTTGCGATAGAACGGGCGGAAGATAGAGCTGCATCACGCGAGAGACGCGCCGCACAAGCTGGGCCTTCTTGGCGCGAAAAAGCACTTGAAGATTTTCTGGAAAGGTTTAGGTAATGGCTGAAGATCTCTTGGGTCGAGCGCGGGCGCTTTTTGGTGATACACCAAATCCCGTTTCTGAACGCGCTGGTAACGTGAACAACTTTCGCACGGAAGTTGAGCGGCGTTTTGGTCCAGTTCAGCGTATGCTGGGTCAGTCGGTTCCCGGCCAGCAGGATCTAGGCATTCCTAATTACGATGAGTATACGCAGCGACGTGCGGCGCAACAGTCGCTGCTTGATCGCGCTCGTAATCTTTTTGGTGGCGAGCCTAGTGCTTCGCGCGCAGGCTCTGTTCCTCCGGCAGGTGCGCCGCCGGCAGCACCGACACCGCCTCGCGCAGGTGGTTCTGTTCCTGAGGTTAGGCCAGCAGCTGCGGCTCCTGGGCAGGCGATGCGTCCGTTAATGCCTAGAGGTGCTGGGCTTATCGCAGCGTATCCATTTCTTGAGCAGCTGTTTGGCGCAATCCAAGGGCAGCGAAATGACCCGCCGATGTTTGATTCTCAGGGGCGGCCTCTTGGGCGCATGAGCGAGATGTATGGTGAAGTGGCCCGGGAAGGCGCTGCTGGCCCAGGTTCCGTTGCTAGTGAAGCTGACCGCTCAGCGGGACAGGTTGGCGGTGAAAGTGGCCGGCCGCTTTCGGAGCGCGGCCGTGATACAGGTCAGCGGCAAGGGCCTGCTCGCCCGCAAGGACGCGCTGCGCAGCCGCAGATTGATCCCCGCTTTGCGCAGCTGCTGCAGACAATCCTTTCGCAGCCGCAAGCCCCGCAAGCAGCGCCTGCTCCGCGCGCGCCTGCTTCGCGTCCCGGTCCTGGCCTGATTCTTGATCCCATGATGGGTGGCGGCAACGCATGAACTACCAAGCACTAGCTCAGATTCTTGGTGCACAAGGTCGCTACGGCGATACTGAGCTTGTGCATGTGACGCCGCGAGAAAAGCGGATGCTTCGGGAATCCGGCGGCTCTGGAACTATCAACCCGTTCACGGGGCTGGATGAATACTTCGAGGGCGGCATGATGGATGCTCCAAGCGGGATGGCAGACGCAGACCCTGGGGGGCTGGGAGCGGCAACTGATTCTGCTACCGATGTTGGCGCGGGCGGATACGCAACCGGACCTAACGTCGGCACCGGAATGGTTTCAGATATCGGGCCTGAACAAGAAGTTGGCACGCATCCGTTTGGAACAGAGCTGGACGTTGCACCGGCTGTTGCAATCGAAAACACAAGCGCGCCTACAGGCATTGGCGGTATCTTCGGTAGTTTTATGTCTGAGCTTGGCAGGATCGGCCCGTCGCTTAGCCGTGATGGGCCTGCCGCAATTCCAGCGCTTGGTTTGCAAGCAATGATTCCTGGAGCAAGCATTGCGCGCGGCGGCATGGCCCTTGCGAACACGGTTGCAAATGCTCTTGGTATACCTAGTGGTCCAGCCCCTATTGACGGGTATGATCTTGCAGGGGCTCCCGGACGCGCAGGCGGTCTGGCCGCGACAGGCTCTTACGGCGCCGGACAGATGGGCTCGGACCTCAGTGAGGCTCTTCCCCAATATATGGGAATGAACACTCCCCCGAGCACGTCTATGGCAATCCCTAATGCAAACACTACGCCTGCTTCGCAAACCTACAAGGGCCTTGAGCCCTACATGCGGGATCTTCTTCGCCGTCAGGGAATCTTCATATGAAAAACAAATTCACTGATCGCAATCCCGATGCAAAGCGCAGCACTACCGCCATCGCGAACAAGCTCGAAATCATTGCCTGTGGTATCGCAGATGAATTGATTTCCGGCGCACAAGTTCTTCGAGGCAATCTTGACATTCAAGATAAAGTCAAGATTCTAGATTCACTTCGCAACTACTACGCGACAGTGAATAAGCTGGATGCTCCCGAACACGCTGGAGGCGCTTTTGACAACTTCCGTAAGCAGATTGCGAATGGTGGAGGAGGAGGAGATCTCCCTTCCGGAGATGCCGGCGGAGAATCCGATGGAAGCCGTCGCCGTGCTGGAACGACAGCTCGCGGAGTTACGGTCATCCCACTCCATGGTTCTTCACGAGATGAAGACGATGAAGATGGCGCTGGCGGAAATTCCGAAGACGCAGGAAGCGGTTACGAGCCTAGTGCTCGGGCTAGCTAAGGGCATCGGAAGCAAGCTTGGGCATTTTGTGCTTCCGGCTGCCGCTACCGGCGGGGCGTTCTGGCTTTGGAATAACGCTCTGTCCGCGCCGGATCTTTTCAAGCTGGTAGGTCTTGGGCTCTACGGCGGACTGGTGCTGTTCCCGCTGATTTACTGGCGGAAGTAATGGCGCAGCCGCTGCCTTCCTTTGGTGCTCCCACCAGGGGCGGGTATAGCCCGCATCTGATCTACACTGTGCAATCGCTAGCGTCTGTCAACTCGACGCTAGTGCTTGCACGGCCTGGGGTGCTCAGCCAGATTTCGCTTAGCAACCACGACGCTAACCATCACTTCATCAAGTTCTACAACAAGGCAACTGCGCCTGTTGTTGGAACAGACGTTCCGCTGGCGACAATGCTGATTCCGACCAAAAGCATTTTTATTATTACGCTACCGTTTGGGCTCAATTTTTCCAACGGCATCGGCTTTGGCCTGACGAAGAATCCAGAAATCTCTGATACAACTCCTGTTCCGGCTGACGGCGTTGTTGGCTTTTTTACTTACGTGTGAGCGATGACGGAATTCGGCATAAATCCTGGAACGCTTACTTTTATGGGTGTGCTGATCGGGCATATCGTAGCGATGGCATGGTGGGGTTCAAGCATGAACTCTCGCTTGAACGCGCTAGAAGATCACAAAGAAAGTTTCACCGAGCGTATGGATTTACTTGAGCAGCACATCAAAGAAACGAAAGATATGCTGCACAAGATGGAAGTGCTGCTAGCTCGTATTGATGAACGGGTTGGGAGTAAGAAGACACCTTTGGCGGATAGTCCGTAGGAACCTTTTATATGTCTGGCACCGGCGTTCCTCTTTACCGCGAACTCTACATCGACCCTGACGTTCGAGATATTGACGTGCCTGCGGACACGCGAGATCTTCTGATCGACGATGACATTCGAGAAATTTCTATAGGATCTGACGAATGACCTCGAACGTCATCCGAAGCTTTTCTCCGAGCAACACTTCGGACACTGACAAGTATTCGTTTAATTGGGCGGCGAAGCTCGCGCAAAGCGAAACCATTTCTTCTGCTACACTTGCCGTAAGCCCAGCAGGTCCGACGTTAAGTGCCGCGACTATCTCTGGGCCGAAGGTGCTCTTCACGGTTGCAGGCGGCACTACCAACGTCACCTATACAATCTCGTGCACGATTGGAACGAGTGCTTCCCGCACGATCAAGCGTAGCGGGAAGCTGCAGGTTATTGCACTTTAGGGATATAGGTTCGGGAAGAACCTTCTCCGACAAGCGTGAACATGCCGGTTTGAACTAGCTCTTGAATGCAAGAGTTCAAGTGCTGCGGCGCTACGTCTTGAAGCAGCTTGCGTTTAAGCGTAAGCTCTGAGAGGCCCTTCGGGTATTCTAGCTTCGCCCAAGACCATGCGTTCTGCAGCGCGCCGATCAGCGGGTTTGTCCCGAAGTGCTCGAATGCGCCCGCGGCAGATGCTTCGGAACCAAGCAGCAGCTCCTTTGCACGTTCCGCATGTGCGAGAGTAATCTCCTTACTTGAAGACTCACTTGCGGAAATAATCATCGCCAGCTTCGTAAGGTGGAACCAGCGCCGGGGGATATACTCCGCCATCTTTGCTTCCGACGGTATCGGCTTGATGCCTTCATCAATCCAGGTCTGGAACGCGCGCCCTGCATCTGCTGAGAACGTAAACGCGCCGGACAGGTTATGAATGTCCCGAAGATCAAAAAGCAGCGAAGCGTAATCCGGCGCTTCCCGCTGAAGCGGCACGCCATCAGCATCGAACAGCTTCGGCAGCCGAACCTCATCTGAATAAATAATGTTCAGCCGTGCGGTAAAGCCAAGTCCGATCGCGGCGTTGCCGAAGTTTTCCGCCAGCGTCTTCGGGGTAATCCCGCCAATCATTGTAAGGCAAAGATTTTCAATCTTGTCCTCATCACGGGAAAGCGTCTGGTAGCTCCACTGCGACGCGCAATCATAGAAGTCCGTCAGAAGGATCGTGAAGTCTTTGTCGTTCGGGCGGACAAGCGTTGAAAGCTCCGAGATGAAAGCCGCGTACGCGCACTGCTTGTAGAACGCATCATGTGGAAGGGAGAACATTCGGTAGCTAAGCGAAAGGTTCTTGATGAAGCGTTCTGCGGTGCAGCGTGCTGGGGAAAGAAAAACATTCTCACCAAGCTGCGGAAGAAGATCCCGCGCAGGGGAAATAGAAATGCTTTTCCCAATGCCCGGCGGGCCAACGAGCGCCACGAAGAGATTCGGAAAGATCCTTGTGGAATTAAGATCAATCCAGCACTTCCGTTGAAGAGCAGAGCTTACTGTTGCAAGGGCAGTCCACCGACGGTAGATCTCTGGGGCATTAGTCTTACTTCCCAGCGATGTGAAGCTTTCGATCCAAGAACGATGTTGGCGCGGGAGCATCTCGTGTATCAGAGCCTTTCCACTTCATAAGTCCGTGGGGATTTTCTTTCGAGTGGAACTTCCCCCAATTCCATCCGACGGCGGCTTCAGTATTGATTACGCATTCTCTGCCGTGGATGGTAACGGGGACTTTAAGAAGCTCTGTAACCTTTGGGATAAGCCAAGACTCGTCTTCGGGGCGGTATTGAAACTTGATGGAGTCATGAACCTGAGTAAGCAGTTGTATTGGTCCAGCATCGCACACGAAAGAGTCAAGGTTTTTCCAGACATTGTAAAAGCCTAGGTTAAGAATATCGCCGATGGAAGACTGCGGCGAGTAAGCAATCGCACTCTTTACCGTGTCGTTATCCCAAGGGCGGCCTGGGAAGAAGCACCGCCGACCAAGCGGAGTTGTAATACTTCGGTCTTTCGCGAGCGCCAGCCGCACGGAGTTCTGCCATTGGCGGATCTCTGGAAACGCTTTGAAGTAAGCGTGCTGGAAAGACTCTGCGCCTTCCCGCGGGATCTTGAGATGCATCGAAAGCACCGCAGGCGATCCGCCGTAGTTGCTTCCGTGACCTCCCCGCTTCGCCATATCGCGGTAGGAGAAATGCCGGTAGAACGGCTGTTCCGCGATCTTGCGAGGTTCATTGGTTCCTGGGGGAAATCTATCGGGCCAGACGAGCATTGTTGTTGTAGTGTGTAGATCGCTTGAAAGGCAAGCGCGTAGGTAATTGTCGCCCCAAAGGAGCGCCAAATACGCGACAAGCTTTGACTCTGCCTGCTCAAGATCGAATTGCGCGAACTTCAAACCTGCGTCTGGAACAAAGACTCGGCGCATCTCATCGGAGATGTTCTGTAGGTTTGTCCCGCCTCCGAAGGCGGACTCGTTGCTAGACCAGCGACCTGAAAGCGTGCCCGCGACTTGATACGAGCAGTGCATCCGGTTGGAACCTTGCGACGCAAGCAGCACCTGGATTTGCTTATCGCAATCGCGAATTGAAAGAATAAGATCACAGAACGGCTTTGCCTTGGGAAGCTTCTGAAGCTTTTCCAGCGCCTCTCGGTTCGTCGTGATCGTTTCTTCTTTAGTCTGCCGGTTGAAGTTTTTGATTGCCGGGATTGCAAGGTGCTCGTAGAAGAGCGCTTGAAGCTGCTGCGGAGAGTTCGGATTGATCCCGAAGTGTTTCTTGTGCTTCGGATCGAAGTATGGCTCGAGCCCAAGACCTTCAGTCGTCAAGCGGAAGAACGTCTGTTCGCATCGCGCACGCTCTTCGCGCAGATCAGCTAGCAACGAAAGCACACGATTAGAGTCAAGCCGCACGCCTCGGTTCATCAGCGTGAACGCAGGCCCTTGCATCGTGCGAGACATGTCGTAGGCGAAGCCTGCTTCGGGGATCTTCGGGGCAAGCTTCTCAAAGACTTCTAAAGTGATGCAGCAATCGAGCGCGTTATACGCCCAATACTGCTGCATCGGGTTCAGCTTGCTTACGTCGAGAGACGCCGATTCAAGAACTCGCATTATTTATAGATGGTCCTGCTAACGGCTTTGACTTGCCGATACTTTGCCCAGCGCCAAGCGAGTTGCATTCCCGGCGACATTCCGAAGTCCACGTAGAACGCGACAAGATCAGCACGCTCGATCATGCGCTTGTTGACTTCGAGTCCTTCGGTGCGCTGCTCTTCGTCTTCTTCGTAGAGCGCTTCCGTCCAGGCTAGTATCGCGTGCGAAGCCCAGGGAATCTCATTCCGCGCAAGCGCGTCCCGAATACAAGCGCGAAGATACTTCTTCGCTTTCTCTCCACCGCCCAGGCCAGCCCAGGGGCTTTCAACTACAACAAGGTTTGTCATTCTGTCGCGAGCGCCTCTTCGATACCATCAGGAAGGGACTTGATATTCGGAAGCGCGGCCTGCGCAATCCGAAGATACGTAGTCAAAGGAAGCGACAGCATGACGCTCCAATTCGAAGAGATCATATCCGCGAAGCGCTCGTGAACTTCAATAACCGTTCTTCCATTCCACTGCGGATGATTCTTAATCAGATACGCGCGGAAGTGTCCGGTGTCGATCACAAGCTGCTTCATGTCATTCATCCCTTTTGAGGTCGTGGGTGTCACCGCCACGGACACGCCAACGTTTCCAAGCCCTGTCATTGGCATAGATTGATCCTAAGAAGTCCAGCCCTTTCTGCAAAGCCGGATAAAGCGAGTGGTGGAGGAGCATCGTATCGTGCAGGAAGTTTACCACGGGGATTTGATACTTAAAGAGATATTGCACGTCATAGAGGCCGTTCTGCGCGATTTTTATCGCAGGCGAAGCGCAGATCTTCCTTACGCACTTGTAGGCGAATACCTCGTCTTCTTGGCTCCAGTAGTTTTCATTCCCGAACCAGAAGGGAATAACGAAGGACTCTTCCCGGTTCGGCGCGAAGCCGATGCAGGTGATTTGCTTCGCGCGAGTCTCGATATCGAACGCAAGAAACTCTTCCGCGCAAAGCCGTTCAGTCCAAAACTCCATATCGCGCCGAGTCGGTTCGATGTAGATTTTTCGGTTGATAAGATCTGCGAGAGGGGACTCAGCTTCGCGGACAGTCTTAAGGAAGTCCGCTACAACTGAAGGGCGCCATTCGTAATTTGCGAGCACGCCATTGATCGCGTAGGTCGGAATGACTTTTGTTGTCTTGTAGAAGTGCAGCGCGCCGCGGAGCTTGCCGATGCCGGAGACTCCGCAAAGCGACGCAAGCGGAATATTCCCAAGCGCCACGATCACATTCGGAGCGCACTTCGCAATCGTATTTGCAAGGCGCTCAAGCGCGGGCTGCACCAGCTTCGGATCAGCTACACCCTTCTTGCAAGGAATCGCACGCCAGGGGCGAAGCAAATCCACCGAAGCCTTGATGCTCTTTCGGTCAATTGCCCAGGCATTGATATCGCCATTTGGCGGGCGAGTCGTAAAAATAGAAGTGATCTCAACGTCGCTACGCGAAAGCCCCACGTCGGCAAGGATACTATCGAGTTCCTTGCCCGGCGCGGAGCCCATGCTTAGAAGAGTCCCCTGCCGAAGATCGGCCTCGGCAGGGAAGTCCACGACAAGAAGGATCTTAGCTGTCATTCGCGTCGAGCTTATTAATTATCTTTTGCAGATATACCGCGAAGTCTAAGGCTTCTTCTTTTGCGTGCTGAAGCCACGCGCGGAGTGCAAGCGGACTGTCTGCAACCGAAATGCCATACTTGAGCATACCCGCTTTTGCACGGGCGTCAAGCTCTGTTTGAAGCTGCGCCGTAATTGGATCAGTCGGCATCAGATTTCTCCAGTTGCTTGTTCACGTAGTCAACATGCTGCTCTTGCACGTCGAAGCCCAGGCCAAGAGCAGCGCCGAGGTTCTTCGCGACGCGAAGCGCTGTTCCGCTGCCGCAAGTCGGATCGAGAATCCGAGTTGTCGGATCGACTACCATCTCAAGGAAGTGCGCCAGCATCGGCGCGGGCTTTTCCGAAAGGTGATATTCGCCGGTAGAGTTTGCCGTCGGGCCGGAGAAGCTTGCAGCCTTCACCTTCACGATCCGGTTGTCTCCGCGAGACGCAAAGACCGCCATCTCATACGTGCGCCGCGGCCAGCGCCGAACATCAGGCGCGATACCTGCGTTGTCGCTCTTGTGCCAGATCAGCGGAAACTCGCTTACAGCCCAGCCGTAATGCGCGAAGCGCGAAGCCAGCTTTCCGTAGTTCCGCGGCGTGAGCCAGAAGATGCAATGCGCCGCATCCGCAATGAAGCGATCCTGGTTATCGAAGAAAGCCCTGCAAAGCTTGTCGAAAAGCTCCGGCGAGTCCGGGTATCGCTTGTCGATCGTGTCCCAGCGCACGCCGGAATTTTGCAGCGGCGCCTTGTCCATGTTGAGTCCGTAGGGGAAATCGCAATGGATGAGGTTGAAGCGCATTCCGATATAGTTGGGCGCCCACTCGAGGAAGTCCTGGGCTACGGCACGGAAGGGGCGGGGTGCCGACATAGGGCGGGGCGCGGCAGGGAAGGGCGTAGGCGGCGCCGTGGTGCCGGGGGGTGCTACGGGTGCGGGCGGCGCGGGAAGCCCTAGGGCGGCGGCTACGGCGGCTATTGGGGGTGGTGCAGTAGGAGTCTCTCCCGCTCGCAACATTTCAAAAGCCGCAGAAGTCTTCCGCTGCACAACCGTCTGATACATCTGATACGCAGATGACCAGGAAGGGGCTTTTGCAAGATCAGAATTTACGAGTAGAGCTTCCGCAACGGTAATCATCCGGCTGACCGTCTGGCCGGGAAGACCAAGAGCCTTACCTACGGCTTCGTTCGGGGCTTTCAGCGTCTGCGCGTATTTCGCAACCGCGGCGACTTCTTCTTGCCACTCCAGCTGCTTCCGCCGAATGTTTTCTTCAAGCTCGATAAGGACTAGCTCGGAGTCGGAAAGATCCGACTTGAAAACTGCGTCGATAGAAGGCCAGCCAAGCTTCTTTGCGGCGGTAAGGCGGCGTTCACCTGCGATAAGGGTGAAGCGGCCTTCAGCTTCTGCAACGACAATCGGCGTGATCTGCCCGATCGAAGACGCAAGGCTATTCGCAAGGGAGTTGATATCGCCAAGGTCTTTCCGCTGGCGCTCGGGTGGAACGTCGATCAGCTCGATAGAGATTAGCACCAGGAAAACCTTATTGTTGCTGGGAGTTGGGCCTTTTTATGGCGTGCCCAGGCCAGCGCGCAAGCGCGGTTTATTCAGCCGGGAACGTCTCACGCAGCGAAGCGTAGAGATTGTTGTTGCCCGGCTGATTGCTTGCCTCATGCGTCACGGTGCCGCGGAAGAGCTTTCCAGTGGCGGTGCCGATGAGGTCAGCCAGCGAAGCGCCGTCCGCACCCTGGCGCAGATGATCCACGAGGAACGTCTGGAACCGGAAAGCGGTCTTCGGCGTCAGCGCGAAACGCAGCGGCATACGGATCGGGAACTCAATCCCGGTGAGGTCCGCATCCACGCTGATCGGCGACTCAGCCTGGCACTGGAAGACAACCATTTGGTTGCCAGTGGAGGACATGAGCGGGGTGCCGTCGGGCTTCTTCGTCTGGCCTTCCAGCACGCGAAAGAGATACTGCCCAGGAGGCAGCTGCTTCGGCGCTTCGATCGAACCAGCGGGGCGAGAGAGGATATCGGTCATGTCGGTCATGATGTGCTCTTCAGTAGATTGAACAGGTTGCCCAAATCGGGCGGGATGATCGCAGGAACTTTTGAGGGTTTAGTCGTTTTCAGTTCAGTGTTGCTTGTTGCTGTGGTGATGATTTCCCGTTTCACGTTGTTGCCGAAACCAGACTTCTGCACGAGCACGACGTTATTGAAATAACGCCCGATGCGTTGCGCAGAGTTCTTGGTAATTCCGCTGGGGAACAGCTTTTGAATGCCCCCAGCGGTTTCATCTCCAACGAGCCGAAGATGCGACGTGATGACCACGTTGCACTTCACCGCTGGGGAGAAAAGTGTTTCCAGCACAGCCTCTTGCGCGTCAACTGCAGCGCCCCAAAGCGTGAAGTCTGGCCGTTGGCCAAGCTTACCAGCGAGCTGCAAGATGCTGTTGAAAATTGCGTTGCCCATGAACGTAAGCGAGTCGATCACGAACACGTCTGAAGCGGCCCAAGAATGGATCGAGCCTAGGGAATTGCCGGACTCCTTCCAATCACGAAGCGTCAGCACGAAGTTATTCCAGCCTTCTGCTGACGGAAGCAACCGCCCAGCAACGTCCGGCTTCACCGGATCGTAAAAGCTCTTGAAGTAGATGTTCTTACGGAGATCCTTCGCGAGAACTTTCTCGTCCATCAGGATCGGCAGGCCGTTATCGAAGTCGGCGATAAAGACTCGATAGTCTTTCGCCAGGGTGGCAATCAGGCCGGTCTTTCCTGCACCGGAATTGCCAAGCACGAGCATCTTGATCGGGTCATTTTGTGAGTAATCTTCGAGGGAAGGCATCATTTGCTCTTCGTTGTTGTAGGCTATAGTAGCCGGGGAAGTTTTTTGAAGCAAGAGCTTTTTTAATCGCCTCGGGTTTCTAGCGGATTCCAATGCCGCACCGCAAATTCTGACTTAAGCACCAGTTCGCGCACAGCAGGGTCTTTCCCGCAGACCTTTCGGAACTGACAGCCGTTGTATTTGGAGCAGGATTCCGTGTTGCGCGGCCAATACTGGTGCGTTGCGCAATACTCAAGCTGGCGAGACCAATAATTGAGATCTTGTAGCCACTCTTCGAGGTGGGAATTGATCCGGTGGACGACTACTCTTCCGAAGCGCGAATAATTGGTAGCGACTTGAGTTGCTTCGATGATAGCCCCGACGACAGGAACATCGAATACGACCTTTCCTGCATAGACGTATCCGCAAGTCTGGCCAGAGAAAGTATATCGGTTGAAAAACTGGTCCCCAAGAGATGAGACCGTATGCTTGCGTTCGACTGCGTAGAGATCGCCAGAGTAGAGCGCGAGCTTGTCGATGTGGCCGGAGTAGATAAAGCTGTCGTTTGTGCCTGCGACTTTCCAAGGAAGTTCAAAGCTAAAACTCATCTCAAGGCCAACGCGGCCATTTGCGAAAGTATGCGTAGTGAGCACGTCCGAAGCGTATTGATCCGCATACCAGACCAGCGATCGAACAAGGCTGCTTCGCGTGCGGCGCTCATCATCGCCGAAATCTTCGAAGCTAAAAGCGTGCCGGATCGTATCGCGAAGAGCATCTTTCGGCGAAAGGCCCGAACAAAGTAGAGCGTCATAGCGCTCGAGGCAATCGTGATACGCGCCTCCGAAGACAAGCGGCGGAGCCGTGCCGGTGGAGCGCCAGCCGCAAATAATACTGTAGAAGTATTTCTGCGGGCAATCCTTGAAGGTAGAGATCGAGGTGTTGTCGATTGCGAACTGCAGCTTGGGGTTAGTTGGGTGGAAAGGGGAAAGCGCCATTTATTGCTGCCTTTTTGTTGGTGCCCGCTGTCGGACTCGAACCGACACTCCGAAGGAAGCGGAGCTTAAATCCGCTGCGTCTGCCAATTTCGCCAAGCGGGCAAAAGCTCAGGTCTTCTTAAGCCCGAGCATGTCAAGAGTAAGACTGGCGCCTTTTGCTTTGCGCTCCGCGTCGGAAATCGGAGAAGACTTCGCGCGCTTTCCAGCCGCTTCAGCGCTCAAGTAGCTTGCACGTTCCGCGCGGAAGCCTGCGATAAGCTGGTCGATCTCAGAGTCCGTGAGATCCTTGGCGTTCTTCTGAAGGATCTCGCTGAGCGCTAACGGATTTAGTTCCATGAAGGGATTCCTCGATCTTTTTCAGCCGGTCGATATGGTGAAGCATCGCTGTGCGGACAAACTTCGTGATGGCGCCGTGCTGCGGGTGGAAGCGCCGGAAGTCATCGAGAATATCTCGGTCTATTCTGACGAGAATGCGGTCTTGATCTGGATTCTGCTCGTCTTTAGCCATAATTAAGGTTCCTTTGGCGCAAGCGACATAGACACCATACTACTCGCCCCACACTACACGCAAGAGCTTTCAAAGAAAGCAGCCGGAAACAACGACAAGAGAATATTGTTCCGTCGGGGTAATGCCTGCGGGAAGAGTGAAATCTCCTTCATCGTAGATCGGATTTTCCTTCGAGAGAATATCCCAGAGTTCCTTCGCAGGCTCTTGCGCGCCCGAACCGAGATAGTGCCCGTGCGCTTTCGCAGCAATGCGGTGGTTCTCTTCTGTCGAAGGAAGCAGGAAGAGCTTGATGTTTTCAGGAATCTCGGACCAGATGACTAGGATCATAAAGGCTCCTATTTTGATTAGAGCTGAAAAAAGCCGGAAGGTTTCCCCTCCGGCTCTTTCTGCTGCTTAGGCTTCGGCCGCGGGCGCGGTAAAGGCGCTGAGGTCGAGAGACAGCGGGGTAGCAGCCAGCTTCTTCGCAGCGACGATCTGCTCCGCCTGACCACGGAAACGACCATCGTTGATGGAGTCCACGAACGCATCGAACTGCTCGTCCGGCACGTCCTTGAGACGCAGGCCCTGCGCGCGGATCGCTTCGGACACCGCGGCGCGAGCCAGACGACGCTCCTCGGCGGCAGTGGGATCCTTCGGCTCGCGGTTCACAAGCGAGCGAACGCCGAACTGGTATTCCTGCACGTAGCGATCGAGATCGTCCTGCGAAAGCGTCTGGGAGTTTTCCGCAGCGGTCTTGATCCGCGAGGCCCAGTTGTTGCGGATATTCTCGAAGAAGGTCTGGTTGAGGGCAGAAGCCTCGTTCTCGTTCAGCACGTGGCCGGTCGCGTAGCGCGGCTCGATGTTCCACTCGGCGTGCTGGATGGTGATGGATGCCATAGAAGGGTTCCTCTTTGGGGGTTAGCCGGGATTGGCTATAGGGGGAATGTAGCCGAAAATCCCCGAAGTGGCAAGAGTAAATCGGGGCTAGACCGTAAAATAATCGCCAAGGGCGAAGATCGACGGTCGATCCGCAAGCGGGGGGCGGTCCCGCGGCATAGTTGCAAGCTCGCGCAAGCGCGCTTCAACCGCCATCGGGGCAGCGCGCCCCACGCAATCAAGCTGGTTCCGTTGGGTCTGAATCGTCTCGATCAAGAAACGAATCTCCTCCTTCATCAGCGTCTCCGCCTTCAGCCAGATACCAAGCAGATCGTTGTCGAGTTGCATAAGAAGCTTCTTTCCATGTTTGCTGAATCGGGAAGCCTAAGCCAACACCGCGCTGCCGCACGACAACCCAAGGAATCTCTAACCGCGCGCCGATCCGCTTCCAAGACATAGGATCAGGCCGTAGTCGCCAGCGGCGGATCTTCGCGTCGATCTCAGCAGTAAATGCTGGCTCCCAGCGGCGACAATGTCGGAGAAGATCCCACTCTTCTGACCGCGTTTTCCACGCGAAAGCTGGCGCTGCAGGATCGCTACGCGCTGCAAGCTGAGCGTAGATAAGCTTACGTTTGTTCCAGAAGCGGCGCGCTTTTTCTTTATTTGTCAGCATTGGTCCAGCGGTAGGCTCGAACGCGAGAAAAGCCAAGGGCTACGCAAATACTATGTGGAATTGGAGTTGAAAGCCCGTGTGTTTCGGGTAGGGCTGCGCGCCAAATAATCGTAGCAGAGGCGTCAGAGCGCAGCTTCAGATCGGTATGGCCTTCGGCTGTCTCGATATGCCTCCGAAGAATCTCCTTTGCCTGCTCTTCTGTAAGAAGCTTTGAAGGAGCTTTGATGTTGATTGAAAGGTCTGGCGCAATGCGCTTACGAGTTCGCATTAGAAGAACTTCCTTTCAAGACCGTCATAGC